ACCACTGGGGCAGGCAGCAACAGTTTGACTTTGAGGAGGCTTCACCATGAAGGAAGGATCTTCACCGTGGTTACTCTCGCATCTGATGTATGCACATGCCGAGTCGCCAGGCTTTGAGCGAGAGCTGACGCATAATCCCGATGTGGCTGTGTTCGCGAAGTCTTTTGTGGCCAAAGCACGGAGCCTGCCGATCACTCCTCCGCTAGATCTAATCTTTCAGGGGTGCATCTCCAATAACCGTGCAGAGCGGCAGTGGGTGGTGGACTTCGCTCGCGAGTATTTCACCGATCACAGCTGGTTCTGTGACACCAGCGATCACCCTGCCTATGATCAGCTGGGCTCATGGGACTACACAGGGAGGGTGCATTCTCGATCGCCCTTCCCTGGGAATGGGTTTCATAGAGGAGGCCCCAGCACTCCCATACAGGATGCGGAGTACTGGGGTGCCATGCGTCGATCTACTTTCGCCCTCTGTCCAGCTGGCAGGGAGCAGTGGAGCTTCAGGTTCTATGAGGCCCTGATGTGTGACTGCATCCCGATCGTGGTGGACTCGGATCATACCTGGCGCACTGAGATCGAGAGGGACATAGGCTTTGAGTTTGTGCTGGCTGAAGACTGGCCAGCGGAAGCTGATCCGCATCTGGTGCTGCGCAATCGGCAGCGATTTGAACAATGGCACATGCTGGAGACTCCATGAGCGTACCTAAACCACCTATGCAGAGTCCGCAGCATAGAGCGGAACAAATCAGCTTTGAAGTTCGCAGCCTCATGAATGAGATTCAGCGCCATGAGCTGAGGATCAAGGAGCTTCAGAGCGAAGTTCGAACGCTGATCGAGCAAGTGAAGGCATGGCTGTGACTGACTCCGTGGTTCAGATCCGAGAAGGTCGATCCAGCGATATGGCCTTTGTGACTAACAGCTGGCTGAAGTCTTTCCGCAGCAGTGGCCTCTTCTGCCAGCTGGTGCCGAATGACATTTACTACCAGCAGCATCACAAGATCCTGGAGCACTTGATCCCTCGAGGTCTGCTCTTGGTTCTGTGTAACTTGGAAGATCCCGATCAGATTCTGGCCTGGGCTCTCGCTGAAAAGCAGTCAGATATTTTGATTCTTCACTATGTGTACGTGAAGCATTCGCTGCGCAAAAACGGCCTCATGAATGCGTTGTTAGGAGAGCTTGAGAAGCATGAGAAACCAGCTTTCAAGTTTACTACTCACATGACCTCCAGCTGGGATGAGCTGAATCCAAAGCGCAGAGGCTGGATCTACAACCCTTACTGTCTGTTTTCTTCGTTACCTACGGATTGGAACCATGGCCAAGATCACAATTCATGATGTTCAGTTTGAACACTACACCCCTGATCCCAGTCGAGGAGCAGCACGCACCAGCAAGCGCTTCAAGGCCTCACCCCAGCTGAAGATCTGGACCGATGAAAAGACGATCTTTATCGAAGCCGATCGCGAAACAATCGCAGTCCCCTATGAGCGAGCAGTCTGGATCCGCAGGGATGGACCAGCGGAAAGCGCGAAGGATTCTCGCAGAGGCAAACGAGCGAGCAAGAAGAAGATCGAGCCTGGACTTTCGGAAGCTGCTGTTTCAACAGCAAACGGATCTGCTGGACGATCCCAGCAAAACGAAAGTCGCAGTGTGCTCGAGACGGGCAGGTAAATCTTTTGCGCTGTCTGTGCTGGCGCTGGATACAGCCTTCAAATATGAATCCTCCCTGATCCCAGTGATCTCGATCACTCGCAGTCAGGCTAAGCGCATCGTCTGGCCAGTGTTCCAGGAGCTTGATCGCAAGAATGAACTGGGCTTGAGATTCAATGCGTCTGAACTCAGCTGCACGCTGCCGAATGGGTCGCAAATCTTCCTGACTGGTGCCAGCACTGAAGAAGAGATCCAGCGTCTGCGTGGCCCTAAATACCCTCTCGTATTGGTGGATGAGGCCCAGGCATTCAAAGCCTATCTAGCTGAACTCGTGTCAGACGTTCTAGAGCCTGCCGTTCTGGATTACGATGGCTCGATCGTTCTGGCAGGCACTCCCAATCAAATATGCAGAGGCTTCTTCTATGACGCGAGCCAGGAGGACTCACCCTGGAGCGTCCACCACTGGACACTGCTCGACAATCCCCACATCCCAAAGGCGCAAGAATGGCTAAAAGAGCGTTGCCGTCGTTATGGGTGGTCTGAGTCGAATCCGACTTATCTAAGGGAATACAAAGGCCAATGGATCCGAGACTCCTCGAGTCTTATCTATCCAAAGATCCCAGTCGTGCAGGAGCTTCCTGCTGACGATGAATGGGAGTATGTGCTGGGTCTGGATCTTGGATACATAGACAGCACAGCGTTTGTTATCTGCGCCTATTCGACTGCCAGCGGCAGGCTGGTGGTGGTGGAGTCGTTCAAGAAGACAAAGCTGCTGCCCAGCGATGTGGCTCAGATTGTCTCCGATTTGGAGAGCCAGTTTCGTTTTGAAACGATAGTGGCTGATGCTGGAGGCCTGGGTAAAGCCTACGTGGCTGAGATGACTGAGCGCTGGAGCCTCAAGATCAAGAGCGCTGAGAAGCGCGAGAAGCGCGCTTATATCGAGCTTCTTGCAGGCGATATGGCTACTGGTGTGGCCTCGATCATTGATGACTACAACGGCGCACTTCTGGATGAGCTTCATGCGTTGCAGTGGGACGATCACCGACTTGCGCCACATGAGCGCTGCGAAGACCACCTTGCAGACGCTTATCTCTATGCCTGGCGCTGGTGCCATCAATACTGGCGAGACGAGATCCTGCCTGAAAGACCAAAGGCAGGATCGGTGGAGTACTACCGCGCACTGGAAGACCAGATCGAAGAGGAGCAAGAGCAGCAGCTTGATAAGTCGTTAGACGCTGACTGGTGGGACGAAGGCGAGAGCGCTGATTTCCCGACATGGGCAGAGGAGGGGTAATGCTAGAAATCAAAACGGTTGAAGAGCTGATAGCACTGGTGAAGGCGTTGAAGTTCTTAGGGGTAACTCAATTCAAGATCGGAGAAATCGCTATGGACATAACGGGAGATTCAATCGCTGGATCCACTGAAGAGGCAGACCCAGAAGACGATTCAGAAGATGTGCTATATTATTCTTCGTAATTATGCAGGTAGAACCCTTTATTGCCCTTCAGTGGTGGACTCAAGAGGAGCCCTACGATGACTTGGTGCAAGCCTTCCGAGTTATCGAGGCCAGCGATGTCCTGCGTCGAGAAGCTCTCCTGCGCTATGTGAGGCTTTACGGGAACTCTGGCCTCTGGGGCTACACTCCCTTTACTCACAATCAAGTGGTGGACAGCGCTCGCGTTACCATGAATGTGATCAAGAGCGTCTGCGACACAGCGGTCAGCAGGCTCTCGAGGCAGAGGCCCAGGCCTCGATTCTTGACGCATGGTGGAAACTGGAGCTTGCAGCGCAGAGCCAGGCTGCTGGAGCAGTTCACCGATCAAGCCTTTTATCAGGGTGGCTTATACCAGCTTGCGCCAAAGGTTCTGCTGGATGCCGCAGTGCTAGGCACGGGCTGCCTCAAAGTGTATCGGAAGGGTGCAGAGGTCCAGTTTGAGCGTGTGTTTCCTGGAGAGCTTTTCGTTGATCCTGCCGATGGCTTTTATGGAGAGCCGCGAAACTTCTATCAGCGAAAGTTCATTGATCGCCAGGTTCTGATGCGTTTGTTCCCTGATCATGCTGAGCAGATCCGGAACGCAAATCGAACGACTAACGCTGAAGACTTTACAGCTACAGCGCTGGTGGACCAGATCGAAGTGCTCGAAGCGTGGCACCTGCCCAGCGGCAGAGGTGCCACGGATGGCAGGCATGTGATCTGCATAAGCAACGCAACGCTCCAGGATGACGATTGGGAAAAGGGGTCTTTCCCGTTTGTGTTCCTTCGCTGGACAGAGCCGATGCTGGGCTTCTGGGGTGAAGGTGTGGCTGGTGAAATCCAGGGAATGCAGGTTGAAATCAACAAACTGCTCCTAAAGATTCAGCGCGCTTTTCACCTTATGTCTGTCCCCAGAATCTATGTTGAGAATGGTTCGAAGATCCGCAAATCATTTTTCAACAATGAAATTGGGACCATCATCCCCTACACAGGGAGCATTCCCCAGCAGGTTACTCCTCCGAGTTTGAACCGCGAAATCTTCGACCATCTGAATATGCTTTATGCTCGCTCCTTCGAGATCGCAGGCATAAGTCAGATGGCTGCTACCTCCATGAAGCCAGCAGGCCTCAACAGTGGCGCTGCCTTGCGCGAATATCAGGATGTGGAGAGCCTGCGATTCACCACGGTCAGCCGCCAGTATGAGGAGATGTTTATGGAGGCTGCCCGTCAAGTGGTCGGTATCGGCAAAGAGATTTACTCCGAAGATAACCGGCATGAAGTGGTGGTTACCAAAGACTCCAAATCGATCGATGTGGTGGACTGGGATTCAGTGGACATGGATGAGGATTCCTATGTCTTGAAGGTGCATCCCACCAGCAGCCTGCCCGCTACACCATCGGGCAGGCTTGCGTTTGTGGAGCAAATGATCGCGCTAGGTCTGGTGGGACCAGATGAGGCTAAAGACCTCCTCGATTTCCCTGATCTCGAAGCGAAGCTCAGCCTTGATCGTGCAGCCTCGACACTGATCGATCGGAACATTGAACTCATGATCGATGAGGGTGTTTATGCGGCTCCGGAGCCCTACGCAGATCACCAGCTGGCGCTGAAGAAGGTGCAAGCAGCTCTCATGAAGGCAGAGCAGAACGGTGTGGAGCCTGAGCGGCTCGCGCTTCTTCGAGAGTATCTCTCGCAAACTCACCTGATGCTGGAGCTAGCGAAGCAGCAAGCGATGGCCAATGCGCAGGGAATGATGATGCCTGGGGCACCCCCAGCGGCAGACATGGGTGGAGCGCCACCCACAGCAATTGGCGCTAATGACGGCACCATGCCGATGTAGGTAATGCGATGACTGAAGAGATAAAGAGCACACCAGAAGGGACCAGCGAAGCTCCCTCAGCACCTGCACAGCCTGATCCTGTGCAGGCTCCTCGAGCAGCGGAGGCCTTGCGCGCTTTGATGAATCAAGAGAAGCAAGCGCGAGAAGCCAAAGCAGCTGCAAGCGAACACCAGATGGCAGTGGAGCAGAGTCGAGCGCTTCAGGATCTTGCGAAGGCTGATCCTGTCAGCTTCCTCGAGCGCGCTGGTGTTCCGCGAGACGAAATCTCCCAGCGTCTTACCCAAGGCGCTGATCCAGTGTCAGGAATCCGAGAGGATATCTCAGCACTGAAAGGTGAGCTTCAAGAGCAACGTGAAGCTGCGGATCGAGCAAGGATGGATGCCGCTCTTGCGGAGGCAAGATCACAAGTCCATCAATACATCCAGCAGTCCGAAGATACACCGCTTGTTCGCGCAACGGGTTCTGCGGATCAAGTCTGGCAGGTGATGGCCAATCATCACCAGTCCACTGGTCAGGTACTAAGTGAGTCAGAAGCGTCTCGCCAGGTAGAAGCGCACCTCTCCAGTCAGATCGATAAACTTCTCGAAGGCGATGCGACTCGCGCACTGCTCGAAGAGAAGATGAAGCAGCTGGGAACTTCGCAGCCACAAGCTGCCCTCCCAGAACCTAAACACAGTGCGACACTCACCAACGCAATGCAGACAGCCGAAAATCAAAAGGCTCGCCAGAATCCGAACCACTCCAGAGAGCAATCTCTGGCAGAGGCTGCTGCGTTGCTGAAGTGGACTTGATCAACGGAGAGAGACGATGACAGCGCTGGATCTAACCAGTTTTGAAGCTGCACTTAAGGTGCATTACACCGATCTCAGGGTGAAAAACCTTGTGTATCGCAACAATCCCTTCCTCGCTGCTGTGCCGAAATATGAATATTTCGGAGGCAAGAATCTGCCGATTCCCGTGCAGTACGGAGTTCCGCAGGGAAGGTCTGCAACCTTCTCCGATGCCAATGCGAACCAGACGCCAGGCAATTACACGGACTACGTTCTGACCCGTGTTCGGAACTACGCCATCGCATCGATCGGCAACGAGACTCTCGAGGCTTCTGTTGGCAGCGCGAATGCTTTCATGGAAGCAGCAGCGAGTGAGATCGACGGTGCGCTTCGATCTCTCACCCAGGATCTTGCTGGCAACCTGTATCGGAATGATACGGGTGTTCGTGGCAACATCGGCCCAGCTGGTTACTCGGCTCCGGGCGTGTTCCTGCTCGCCAATCCCACCAACGTTACCGAGTTTGAGCTTGGTATGCAGATCGTAGCAGCACCTGCTGCAACGGGTGTCGGTGCCACTCCACCCCAGCCCATCACTGCGATCAATCGGGACACTGGCGAGATCACGCTGGCAGCCTCGATCGGTGGTGCTGGTGACTTCCTGTTTCAGCTGGGAGACACCAACGCAGCCCTGCCCGCTGGACCGAAGAAGGCAGCAGGCCTCGATGCTTGGCTGCCTGCCACTGCTCCCCTTGCGGGAGACAATTTCTTCTCTGTGGACAGATCGGCAGATTCCAGCAGGTTAGCTGGTCAGCGCTATGATGGCACTTCGGAGACAATCGAAGAGGCCATCATTGGTGCTGGGTCGCTCCTCTTCAGGGAGGGTGGACGCCAGGATCTGGTCTTCATGAATCCCATGAACTACTCAGAGCTGATCAAGTCTCTGGGTTCGAAGGTCGTTTACGATGTCGTTCAGTCGAGCGACGTTGCAGAGGTCT